TTGTTCAATCAAGCTAAAAATATTATATTTACACTATGCCTTGTACAGCTTTAAAGATTACAAAAGAAGACGGAACCATAGTTAGAATTAAGTTTCTAACTATATGGAATCCACCATTTACAGACATCGATCTGTTTACATGTAACGAAGACTTTGGTCCAATTGGAAACCCCGGGATTACTCAGGTTGAAATGGATGAAGAATCTTATCATAAGAAGCTCAGAATCGATGCTTCTGCTAAAAATCAATATGTACGTGAAGAATCAACAGATCCTCAATGGAATCCTGGATACATAGAAACCCCCGAAGATGGAAATCAGAATCCCCTTTAAAGTAATATGCATCAATGACAGTAATCGACCTAACGATATTCCTACTTCTAAGTGGGTAAAGAAGGGAGATGGGTATACTGTAATTGATGTAAAGAAGCTCCTTATACAAGGAGGTGCTCTTGGATTTAAACTTGAAGAGATTAATATTGATGACTGTTTTCCTTATCAATTCTTTAGCGCAAGTCGCTTTGGAATCCCCGTAGGAGAACTCATGAGACATGAAACAGAAGAAATGCTAGATAGGCTTTTAGAAGAAGCTAAAGAAGAAGCATTAACACCACGCCTTTAATGAAAATAAAAATAACACCGAATTATGAATACATTGGTATTCTGATTCTTGGTATATTATATACCTTAATTTCACACTATACAAATGACTGAAAGTATTGAATTATTCTACCGTGAAGGTAGCTCAGATAAAGTATATAAAGCAAATATTACAGAAGAGTCTAATGGATTTACTGTAAACTTTGCATACGGTCGTAGGGGTAACGCTCTTACAACCGGTAAGAAAACTAATAAGCCTGTTTCATTACATGAGGCTCAGAAGATTTATAATAAGCTGATTCTAGAGAAGACAGCAAAAGGATACATTGAAGATCCACATGGGAAACCCTTTACCGGAACAACAACAGAAGCGCGTGATACAGGAATACGCCCTCAACTCTTAAATGAGATAGATGAGAGACTTCTTGAAAAGTATATGACCGATCCTGAATGGTGTGCTCAAGAGAAATTTGATGGGCGCCGTAGAATGATCTGTATTAAGCCTGAATTAGTAGCTACTAACCGTAAAGGATTAGCTATAACAATGAGCAAAGAACTAGAATCAGAATTAATGGCAGCGTCTTTTGATGGAAATGTTCTTGATGGAGAAGATATGGGTGATCATATTATGATCTTTGATACAATATTCTATCAAGAACCATATCAAACCAGATATCAACATTTAGCTGCACATTTTAGTAGAAACAATCATAAGTTGCTTAAGCTAGTACCTACTGCATGGACGCTTTCTGAAAAAAGAGCTTTGTATAAGCGCTTAGTAAAGAATAACGCAGAAGGAATCGTATTTAAGAATATCAATGCCTTTTATGTACCAGGAAGACCAAACTCAGGAGGAGAACAGTTAAAGTTCAAGTTCGTGGCTACAGCCACTGTACAAGTAATTAAGACCAATCCTACTAAGCGATCAGTTACCGTAGCTGTATATGACCTAAGAGGTAATGTAGTAGAAGTAGGAAACGTGACTGTTTATCCTAATCAACAAGTACCTAATCCGGGAAGCATAGTAGAAGTAAGATACCTTTATTATTTCCCAGGTGGATCATTATTCCAACCAGTTCTTTTAGGAGAACGAGATGATATGACCATTGAAGACTGCACTCTTAGTCAATTAAAAGAAAAACGTGAATCCATAGAACTATAATTATGCAAGAAAAAACACTAACCAAAGAACAAGAGCACGCTGTAAATAGCGAAAGATTTAAGAAAACTCCTCAGGAGAAAGAAATTGCAAAAGCAGCTAAATCAGCTTGGAAGAAAGCTCAACCTAAAACAAAATGAGTAAAAACGCCATATTTAGTACTATACTAAAGAAGTTTGGTGACAAACTTATTTATGCAAAAGGGGTTGAAGAGATACTTTATAGAGAATTTGTAAATAAACTCGAAGAAGGACACCTAATCCAGGTGTTCTTCGATGCCAGTAAGGATAATGGAACCTTGGCTCAAATAGCTAAGATCAAAGTATGTATTCGAGAACTTGCAAAAGAAGTTGGTAATACATTTGAAGACACAGAGCTTGATATAAAAAAAGCTTCTGGTCTATGTATAATAAAAGAAATGGATGGTGAAAAGTTTATATTCGTTAAATCCTTTGGTGACTGTTCAGTAGATGATCTTAGTTTAGCAATACAAACTATAATTCAACGAGGGGACTTTGTAGGTATTAACTTTCGATAGGTGTAACTTCACCAGTCTCATCGTTGATATTTACATTTGCTGTTTTTGTCTTACCTTGTTCTTTAGCCTTTAATTCGATCTCATAGATCAATGCTGCTAAACTACGAATAGTAAGTTCAGTAGCATCTTTAGGAGGAACAGGCCCTTCTTTTGATAATGATTCTAGGATTTCTTTGAATTGCTCGGGTGGTAAAGTATTACCTACGCCCAATAAGTTATTAACTAATTGAGTGTAAAATAACCCGGATACTTGGATATCAATAATTTGATCTTCTGGAATTGCTTGGTAACTAACTGCTCTCATACTTCAAATATACTAAAAAAATGAAAAACACAAATGAAATAGATCTTGAAGATGTGAAGATTAAACTTTACGAAAGACTCAGGTCTTCGGGATGGGGGGATAAACTTAAGACATTTATCTTGTCTAGTGATTTTGATAAGATATTAAACACCTTATTAAAAGAAGCCAGAGAAGGACAGCGTTTTACACCACCTCTTAAGCAGATCTTCAGAGTATTTGAAGAATGTCCTTATGATAAGCTTAAAGTAATAATACTTGGACAAGATCCCTATCCTCAACTCGGTGTTGCTGATGGTATCGCTTTTTCTTGTTCTAATACTAAGAAAGTACAGCCTTCATTAGCTTATATATTTAAAGAGATAGAAGCTACCGTTTATCCTGATGGATACCGGTGGGATCCAGATCTTACAAGATGGGCTAATCAAGGAATACTACCAATAAACACCGCATTTACAACAGGAATAGGTACTGTAGGCAGACATTATGCTATATGGCAACCATTCTTAGCATTTCTTTTTGATATACTAACCTTCCAGAACCCTGGATTAATATATGTATTCATGGGAGCTAAAGCTAAAGAATGGGCAGTATCCATACCTGACAATAATCATAAAATGTTTACTTCACATCCAGCATTTGCAGCCCACACCAACAATGATAAGTGGGATTGTCAAGGGGTATTCAGTAACATAAGTTTAATAATAAAAAAACAATATAACGAAGACATAATATGGTAAAAGATGGAGAAATTAAAAGGCTCAAAATAACACAAGGCCTTAGTCAAGGTCAGGCAGATGCATTGATGTTGATGATTGATTTTCTCAACATTGATGGGCCTGATATGTTTGTATTAAAAGGATATGCCGGAACAGGTAAAACCTTTATTGTAAAAAAACTGATAGAACACATTACTCATACGTATAAACATTGTAAGATTGCAGTAACTGCGCCAACGAACAAGGCTGTGCGCGTATTACTCTCTCGTAAAGAGTTTAACAATCGTAATGTGGTATATCAGACGATCCATAGTTTACTTGGATTAACAGAAACAATTACTGCTAATGGTCAAGTCTTCTTTACAGCTAAGAAGGGTGCTACAGGAGATATGGCTAAGATCGATTATCTCATAGTCGATGAGGTATCCATGCTTCAAGATGATATTTTTAAACAGCTGGAGAAATTCAGTAGTGATACAAAGATCATTTTCATGGGAGATCCTGCACAAATACCTCCAGTAGGTCGGATTGATTGTATACCTTTTAAGAAATCTCTATCAGAGACGTATGAGGAAGGCTACACATTAACCGAAATCATGCGCCAGGCTAAAGGCAACCCTATTATCGAGTCTTCTTTTATATTGAGAAACAATCTCACTGTAGATGTACCGATTCCTGTAATAGAGACAAGACGTGATGCAGATGGTCATGGTATACACTGGATTGACTCGTCAACTGATAAAGATGGAATGCTAATGCTTCTAGAGAAGTATTTTGTATCCAAGAAGTTTGACGATAATCCTGATTATGCCAAATTAATAGCTTGGAGAAACAAGACTGTAGCCTCTGCTAATAACCGTATCCGAACTATGATCTATGGAGATGAACTTCAAAAGATAATGCCAGGAGAAAAACTATTAGCTAATAAGCCGATCTTTGATGAAGATGAAGAGATCATATTCAATACTTCTGAAGAGTTCCAGATACAATCTTATAAAGTAACTACCAAGGCTGTTGTATTTGGTCTTAAAAAAGCTTCTCTTAAGGTTTATCAATGCACTCTTGATAAGGCTACTCTAGGTAAAACATTATTAACCAATACTATTTATGTATTGCATGAAGACTCAGAGGAAACTTATAAGACGTTATTAGCAGATCTTAAGAAGCTGGCAACCGATAGTAGTAATAGAGCAGCGTGGGTTTATTTCTACAGAGCTTTAAAATGGCCAGCAGACATAGCTTACAACTATGCAATTACTGCGCACAAATCACAAGGTTCAACATATGAGAATGTCTTTATTATGGAAGATGATATCAATGCGAATCCTAATGTGGTAGAACGTAACCGAATAAAGTATACTTCATATTCCCGAGCGTCACATAATTTATATGTATATCGGGCTAATCCTTTTTAATATGAGTCTATTTAAGAAATAATAATTAAACAAAAACTAGGATAATATGATAAAATTAGGAGAAGCGGTTATCAGAATAATACTCACAGATGATAAAGAAAATAATGTACACATTGAATTTGACAATGGTGAGGGAAAAGGAAATGTTCCTGTAGATGCTGTTATAGCCGCATTAGAAGTTATCTTAGACGATGTAAAAAGAGTAATGAAACCTAAAGATAAAAAGGATATTAATTGATCATAAAGTAAATGATCAAGGCAGCTTCCACTATTGCGGTGGCTGCCCATCCTACTTTAATCCATTTCTTTTGGTTATTAAGCTTATGAATGGTCTTCTCTTTTACAGCTAAAGAATCTTCTCGGTTCTTGATCTGTTGATTTTTAAGCCCAACGGTTAGTGAGTATTGAGTGATTGTATAATCCTTCTCTTTAATCATTGTATCCCTATTGGCTATAATCTTCTTGGAAGTAGAGAGTAATGTATCACAAGTGTTTAAATCCACAGCAGTTTTTGCTATGTATCTAAGTTCTGTAAGCCCATAACACCGGCTAGTATCTGTTGATACTCCATGTTGCGCGAATGATGCTGTCCAGTTGATTAGGAGAAGCTGTATTAAATACAAATTTAGTTGTCTCATGATTTCTATAAATTACACCAGGCTCTATTGCCAGGAGGCTATCATATTGATGTTGGATTTTGATCTGCCTAACTAGACTACTATCAACATTAGATCGTAATAATACGATAGAGTCTCTAAGCTCCTTTTCTTTATCACCGATAAAGATTAGCTTAGGGTTCTTTACAATGATGTAAACTAATAGTAAGAATACAAGTAGTAAAAGGGTTCCTATTACATAGGCTGTCTTAGTCGGTTTTGCCATCATCTGGGGGTATTAAACTTTCTGCTCTTTCTACTTTCTTATCATAATGATTACCGACAGTATTGGTAACAACAAGACTCACTATTAATCCAGAAAGTACTGTAGCCATTGTTACAGCATTGTTATTATCAGTAAATCTGATAGCAACCTCAGCAAGTACCCAGAATACACCTATAGATAACCATTTACGCAAGCTATGTCCGCCTGGTTTATTATTAAGAGCTTTGAAGAAGTTTCTTACAAAGCCGTATGAATCTGGCATGTTAGTCGCCATCCATCCTGAAAATGTTGCCATAATAGTAATTTACTTCAATATACCTAAAATTAATGAAAAAAGCAAATCACCACGATATGGTAGATCTAGTCAAAAATATAGAAAAAGAAGTCGAGACCTTTATTAATGAGTTCTCAGACAAGTTTTATGGAAAGTTCGGGATTCGTCCAATGGTAACATACTCTTCTAAAGTTAATCTTATTGGAACAAATCTTATAGATCTAGAAAATGTTGCAAATTATTGTATTTATAGAGATCTAGATATAGATATTACAGGAGCCAGTATTAAAACCAGAACCAGACAAAGAACACTTGTTATTTATAGACAATGTATATTCAAGATGGCTAGAGATCTGGGGTATGGATTAGCCCGAATAGGTCACCATTTTGGCTATGATCATGCTACTGTTTTATATGCAACTAGGAATATAACCAATTTAGTAACTTGTAAGGATAAACAAGTAATAAAGATCTTAAATAAACTTCAAAATGAGCTCGAAAAAAGATACAGGAATGATGGAGCTGCTCCATCTGATAGTGAAACAAAAATTGACACCTAATCAATTCTATCTACTATATAGTATACAAGAGAATGTAGGTTCTTTATATATCAATATAGAACAGGAGATAAGAGCACTCAAGATTGATGACTGGATCACAGAAGATCTTAAGTTACAACCTAAAGCTATTACTCTTATTCAACAAGTAGACGGGTTTTTCAAGGTTCAAAAGAAAAAGACCAGCACTCAATTATTGGGTGATGATTTTAATGTAAACATTGGGAAATATCAGCTGTTATTTCCCAAGAAGAAATTACCAAGTGGTAAGGCAGCGCGTTCAGCTCAGAGTAATGTTGAAACTAACTTTAGATGGTTCTTTGAACACAATAAATTTAGCTGGGACACTATTCTTACTGCAACTGCTATGTATGTAGATGAGTATGAAAGAAAGAGTCCTGCTTTCCTCTATATGCGCACATCAGCTTATTTTATTCGCAAGACAGAACTGGACAAGAGTATAGTTTCAGATCTGGCTAATTATTGCGAGAATGTTGAATCTGGGGAAGCTCCTGAAAAGGATACTCACTTCTCTGACAAAGTAGTATAATATGAAAAAGCAAGTAAAACATGAAAAAGTGCATGAATTGGTGATTACAATTTTATTAACAGTGGTATGTTATTTGACTGTTAATAACTTTATCGTATCAATGTCTGTGGGTGAATACTTATTGATTGAGTTTCTCTTGGTTGCAGTAGTATTTTTTCATATGTTTGTCATGAAGAAATATTTCCCCTCCTCTTATACTAAACAAGAAGGTCCCCATAACGGAACCAGGGAAACTTATCCTCTAAAAGATACCAATGACCCAACTAACAGGCAAAAAACCGAATAAATGGACTAGTCAACGACAAGGATTTGTTGACTCTTTACATTATATGCGAGGACGAAAAAAAGGTGAAATTAAAAGCTTCCGAACACCATGGTCTAAAGTCAATGATGCAACTACTGATGGCTTTGAATGGCACAGTACTACCGTTATTGGTGGAAGACCTGGCACCGGGAAAACTCTAATCAAAGATCAGATCATCAGAGAAGGATTTATCCTTAATCCTGGTGATAACTTCCGAGTATTAGAATTCCAGTTTGAGATGCTAGCAAGGACATCCGCTATTCGTGAATACTCAAGCGTTATTGGTAGAACATACAAGTATTTATGCAGTGCAGAAGGTACAATATCTGAAGAAGACATACAGAAATGCTATGAATATGCCAAAGAACGTGTAAAATATCCAATCGATGTAGTAGAAACGCCGTGTACAGTAAAAGAGTTTAAAGAAACTATTATTGCGTACATGCAAGAGTATTCTGCATTAGAGATGGTAAAAGAAACCTATAAAGAAGGTGACGAGACCAAAGAAAGAGAAGTCCAGAAACGAATTTACAAGAAAACAGTGGTCACCCTTGACCACTCCTTACTCCTTAAAAAGAATAAGCTAGAGGGCGAAAAAGACAAGCATGATACTCTATTCGCATTAGGGGAGGCTGTTACAGAGTTAAAGCGTAGGTATCCAATCCATTTTATAATCTTAAGTCAACTCAATAGAGGTATTGATAGTCCTGAGAGAAATGAAGATGGTAAATACGGTAATTACGTATTAGAATCGGATATATTCGGTTCTGATGCTTTACTACAACATGCTGATACCTTAATTGGTCTTAATAGACCCGGTAAACAAAAAATCAGATATTATGGACCTGATAGGTTTATAATAGATGATGATACTGTAATGGTTATGCACTTCCTTAAATGTAGAAATGGAGATACTCGTATGAGTTTCTTCAAATGCATGTTTAAAGAAATGAAGATTGTTGAAATGCCTACTCCAGGGCAACAAGAAAAAAGATTAAAAACATGACAAATATATCAACGAAAGAATCCGTAGATCAAGGCAGTCCTAAGCCTGAAAATAAAAAGGATAACTTGAAAAAGCTCCGAGACTTTCATCAACCTTTGATGAATCTCCTTGGACTATCTGATGCCACATTCATACCAAAACTGGCTTATGTGCCACATGGTAAAAATGAGCGGTATAATGCATTATTTTATAGCGAAATTAGTAAGGGTACAGATGTTTGTATAGCCTTTGCTGATTCAAACAACTTAGTACAAGTCATTCCAGAAGATGAAGGATTTACTGAGAACGCGCTTTATAGATGGAAGTTCAATCCTCACTATGAAGAAGAATATGAAAAAACAGAACCAAATGTCACAACAGGACATTCCCGTTACTTGATACCTGTATCAGAATTAATAAAGTTAGAGTACCCGACTGCTCCAGAGGCTATCGAGGATACTGACTTTACTATTGCAGATCCTGATCAAGATTTACCAATGACTCAAATGACAATGAGAGATTATGCAGCAATTCATATGCGTAAACCCGTTAGTATGAAACCATGGTTAAATGATATAATCACCAAGTAATCAATATAAAGATGGCAAAAACCACAATACCTGAAGTAGTAGCTGCACAAGAAGCTCCTCAGAGTGAAATACAAAAGTTCTTAGGAACATTGATCACATCAAAACAACTTCCTACACACATTAAAACTGTAGCAGAGGCATTTACAATTGCTCAAATGGGCAAAGAGTTAGGATTTCCAACAATGCAGGCATTTCACTATATCATACCTATTCAAGGTAAGTTGAGTTTAAGTGCTAAAGCTATTGGCGCCCTATTAAGAAAAGGTGGAATAAGATATATTACACAAGAAGATGGTGTTTGGGTATATGCAGATGGTACAACCTCTGCTATTATCAAACCGGGAGACGAAAAACCGATCGATCAAAGAACTACAATATTATTCTTGAGAGATGGTATGGAAGAAAGATGTTCTTTTACATGGAAAGATGCCGAAAAACAAGGCCTCACCACAAAAGACAACTGGAAAAGAATGCCAAAAGAAATGTTATATGCTCGTTGCGTTGCAAAGGGTGCTAACAGAATTGGCTCAGATTTATTATTAGGATTATATGCAGTTGAAGAACTTGCAGATAGTTTCAGTATCAATGAATCTCACATAACTAGAAACGAAGATGGTACTATATCATCAATCATAGATACAGAAGCAACAGTCGTAAAATAATAATCCTTTAAAAACAAATATATGAGTGGTAAATTAAACACAAAAGACATCAAAACAGGTGGAGGCGGAATACCGAAAACCTTAGAACCAGGTAACCAGCACTGTAAAATAAATAGCGTAGCTCTTGAAGAGTTTAAGCTTAAAGAAGGAGCATACAATGTTCTATTGTATATGGAAGGTCCAGATTTAGGTAAAGACTTTGAAGGCTTCTTTATTAACAAAGAAAATGAATCCTTAGGGCGCCATAAAGGTGCTGTAGGAAGAGTGAAAGCTGGTGAATGGGCTTTTGCTGATGGTACAACTAAAAGTGGTGTCCAAGTATCAAGAGATCAAGATATTCTTAAATTTCTAAAGAGTATCTGTACTGCACTAGGGATTGTTCCTTGGTTAACAGCTCAAGATGATAAACATGCTACAATTGAGAGCTTAATCACAGCCTTCAATGATGAACAACCATTCAAAGACAAGTATATCAACTGTTGTATTGGTGCTAAGGAGTATAAAGATAAGAATAACTATACTCGTTATGATCTACACTTTCCAAAGTTCAGCAAAGATGGTGTACCGTTTGAATCTCTTACAGCTAAACCAAGCAAGCTTTTAAGGTATAATGATGCAACTCATTTGAAAAAAGCTAAAGTAATAGAGGTAACTGAATTCGGTGCTAGCGAAACTCCATTAGGAGATGATAGCAAATCCGATTTCCAACTATAATCATTATTTAATTATTAAGAGGCGGGCAATACATGTCCGCCTTTTTATGCTTATACAACCAGAGACATATGATTCGTACTAAATCTATAATATCAAGTGTAAATGAAATCCCAAGAGAATGGGTGTTTGAGTTCTATCTCAAATGTGAGAAATTGTGTGGACAAGATGTAAAACTTAAATCAGTATTTAGTACTGAAGATAAGACACCATCTATGTTTGTCTACTATTGTAAAACTGCAGGATATTACAAGTTCAAAGATTTTTCAGCTGGTAAATCAGGTGATGGAGCAACCTTTGTTCAAGAATATTTTAAGCTTACCACGAGAGGCGAAGCTGCGCATAAAATTATTGAGGATTATAACCAATACATCCTTACAAATAAAGAAGATTACAGTGTACGAGAGTTTAAAGTCCAACAGCGTTATAAAGTAAGCGCTTTTAACACAAGACCTTGGACTACTCTAGATCAAAAGTACTGGACTAAGTTCCATATTGGTTCTAAGAAATTAGCAAAGTATAATGTAGTTCCTTTAAGCTCTTATAAGATGACAAAGGAAGAAGATGGTGAAACCAAGGAATTAAACGTAATAGGTAGACATTATATCTATGGTTATTTCCGCACTGATGGTACATTATTCATGATCTATCAGCCGATGGTTAAGGATTGTAAATTTATTAGAATCAAGGATTATATCCAAGGTACTGATCAATTAACCTTCAAAGTACCTTATCTGATAATCACGAGTTCTTACAAAGATCTAATGGATTTTGATACATTAGGTTACTCTAATGCAGAATCTGTTGCACCTAATAGCGAGAATACATTAATCCCTGAACACATCATATCCGCGTATAAGTTAAAATACAAAGCTATTTGTACATTGTTTGATAATGATAAAGCAGGTATTAATGCCATGGATAAGTATAAAGAAAAGTATGGTATACCGGGAGTTCATCTCGAGTTATCCAAAGATCTTTCTGATTCTATACGAGATCATGGTATTCACAAAGTAAAAGAAGTACTAACCCCGTTAATAAAAGAACAATTAAGTAAATAATCTTTAAAAATAAATACCATATGAGTTGGCTATATAATGGAAAAGTGTTTTGCCAAGAGGGTATACCCCACGGGGCTGTAGGTTTCATATACAGCATGACAGCTATTATAAATGGAACTTCAGTAGCTTATATTGGTAAGAAGAACTTTTATGCAAACGTTAAAACAAAACTGAGCAAAAAAGCTATGCCTACTGACAAAAGGCTCAAGAAATACAAACGCGTTACTAAAACATCATACCAAGAATACTATAGTAGTAATGATGTACTTAAGAAAGCTCATAAAGACGGAGTTACTATCAGAAGAGAAATCTTAATGATATGCTTCAGTAAAACAGAGTTAACTTACCAAGAGGTAAAACATCAATTTAAGTACGAGGTATTAGAACATGATATATATCTTAATGGTAATATCCTCGGTAGATTTTATAAACAAAGAAATAACACATGACCAGTAATCCAGAAACAATCAAATTAACAGCAGAGACTCACGATAATATCGTAGAGATGATGAACTCAATAGATCTTGAGAATAGAGTAGTAGCTCTAAACTGTATAGAAAATGTAGATTTTAATGAAAATCTAGTGTATATATTACTCCTTAAGAAACAAGGAGGTGCTAGTTCTAGTGAATGGAGTACACACGCTCCTAATACATCCAAATTACTCAAAGGAATAGGTATTAATCTTGATACCTCTCTTACTTGGAAACAGTATCTAGAGATACTAATTAAAAGAGATACTACACCTGATAAGATTCAATTCTATCTTGATCGGTTTGTAGCAGTAATTCATAAATCAATAACCGCTTTAGGGTATGACTTCATTGAGACCCTCGAAGTAAAAGTAAAACTAAAGACGAAACATGGTGAACAGAGCGGAACAATTAGCGAAAGCGTCTAAAGACTTAATGCTGAAGGAACCATTCTATGGAATGTTCCTGATAATGCTTAACAAAACATGGGATAATAAAAAAGTCTCAACAGCAGGTGTAGGTAGAAATGGTATTAACTATAATCTCTTTTTAAACGAGACTTTCTGGGATATTCTCCAAGAACGTCAGAAAAGAGGATTGTTAAAGCATGAACTATTACACATTGCATTCATGCACTTAACTGACTTTGCTCATTTAAGCGATCATACTTTAGCTAATATCGCACAAGATATTGAGATAAATCAGTATATCGAATTAGATGATTTACCACCAGGCCCTCAACTCATATCAACGTATCCTGAACTAAACCTTGAGCCTAAGAAAGGTAGTAATTATTACTATGAAAAGCTACAACAGGGTAAGAAAGCAGGTAACTGTCCTAATCTTAATGCAATGATCGCAGCTGCAGAAGCCGGTCAACAAATATGCATTACAGCAGGGTCAGGTGGGGATCAAGAAACACAAGTTCCTGATCACACTACTCATGAAGAGTTTGCAGGATTAGATGAGGCTAGTCAACGACTTCTTAAAGCTCAAACCGAGCATTTAATTAAAGAAGTAGCTGATTCAGTATCTAAATCGCGTGGACTTATTCCTGGTGAATTTCAATCTATATTAGATCGGATTAATACCACTGAGCCAGCCAAGTTCGATTGGAAAGGATATCTCAGAAGATTCACAGGAGGCTCTCAGAAGGTTTATACCAAAAAGACAAGGCGGAAGTTCAATAAAAGATATGAAGACAACCCAGGGCTTAAAATCAAGCCTAAGAGACATATCTTAGTTGGTGTAGATACATCAGGTTCTGTAAATGCAGGAGAACTTAAGGAATTTTTCCATGAGATCCATCATATGTATAAATCCGGTTCTGATGTAACCGTTGTTCAGTGTGATGCTGCTATTCACGATGTAAGCCCTTATAACCCTAAACATGAGATAAAACTTCATGGTAGAGGAGGTACAGAGTTTCAACCGGTAATAGATTATTACAATGAACACAAACACAAATTCACTTGTCTTGTATATTTTACAGATGGTGAATGCGGTGCACCCGATAATGCACGAGGAAGTATTTTATGGGTATTATCAAGTACCTCACAAGAAAACAACGATCTACCAGGATCAGTAATCAAATTAAACTAATGGCAAAAGCAGAAGCAAAACAAGTAAACTTAAATATTGAGGAGTTAAAGACATTCTTAACTCATATTGTAACTAATAACAGATACCTACAAGAGTCGGGGAAAACACCAGCAGCGGTTGAAATCCAAGGTGATTCAGGTATTGGGAAGACTAGCGGTGTATTACAGTTAGCAAATGAATTAAAGTTAAACTTCGTAAAGTTAAACTTAGCTCAGATTGAAGAGTTAGGAGATCTAGTAGGATTTCCGGTAAGACAGTTTCAATTATGTAAACCAGAAGGTATAATAACAACTCCTGTAATTGATGTAGCTCCTGCTATTCCTACCATGATCAAAGTAAAGAAAATGGTAAAAAAGATAGTTAACCAAGAGGTTACTGTCATGGAAGAACAAGAGGTAGAAGATTTTACAATAACTATTACCAAAAAGCAAGTTCTTGAGGCTGGAAAGTTCATTACTAAAGATATTGAGACTAAAACTCCTATCAAGGTAAAGAAAGAGGTTCCTGTACAAAAGATGATGGATGTAGAGATTGAAGAGGAGGAAGAAGTAGAAGTAGAGAGCTCAACACCTGTAAAACAAGCTGTTCAAGCTGGTATAGTTAATAGTGCAGAATGCCTTTGGGTAGATGAACAAGCTATTGATGAATATACCAAACAAGGGTATTCATTCACCGGCTTAAAACGTATGTCTTATTGTCCACCAGAATGGATTGCTGATAAACAAGGAGGAGGAATTCTAATCTTAGATGACTGGAATCGTGCTGACATCCGATTTATTCAAGCCGTAATGGAATTGGTAGATCGTCAGGAGTATATCTCTTGGAAGTTACCTAAGGACTGGCATATCATGTTAACTGCAAATCCAGACAATGGAGAGTATTTAGTTAACAGTATTGATAATGCACAAAGAACTCGTTTCATCAGTGTCAACTTAAAGAGTGACGTTGATGTATGGGCTAAATGGGCAGAAGTCCAGGGTATTGATGGTCGTTGTATCAACTTCTTATTAATGCATCCTGAATTGGTGACTAACAATATCAATCCAAGAAGTATCACCACATTCTTTAATGCAATCAGTTCTATTAAGGATTTCGCAGCAGAGTTACCATTGATCCAGATGATTGGCGAAGGTAGTGTAGGGCCTGAGTTCTCTCAGATGTTCGTACTATTTATCAATAATCGTATGGATAAGTTGATAACCCCTAAGGATATCTTATTACATGATAACGAAAGTCATGTATTAGGAGAAATGAGGAAAGCTATTGGTACCGATAACGATTATCGCGCTGATATAGCAAGCATTCTTACAACCAGGGTAATTAACTATGGTTTACACTATGCAGAATCAAACACGATCTACCAAAAGACTGTAGATAGATTAATAACACTAGCGACTCATCCGGATACATTAACTGATGATCTTAAGTATATTCTTGTTAAGAAGTTCTTAAACGGGAATAAGCAAAAGTTTCAAAAGATGATGATTAATCCAGACGTTGTTAAAATGTCAATGAAGTAAATGACGGAAGAAGTAATCACTAAGACGGTGCCCGGTAAACTGGGTACCGTTCTTACTGAACCTGAATATGACACTCTTAATGCAATGCTATCTAGCAGGGATGAAGGGGATCATAGAATGGCTCAGGCAATATTAAATCAATGTGATATAAAAACATCCATTTATTGGATATGGAAATTAGCAAGAACCCATTCTCATAAGATGGTATATCTTCGTACTAAAGCAAGTAGAGAATTTAGAGATGCTACTGATTTATTTTCGCTCGGTTATATGAAGTATACCCCATTTGCTTTAGCAATGCATGAAAAAGGATGGCTTACACCAGAAATATATGCAAGAATCAAACCTGGTATTTTAGACGAGCTTATTGAAAGAAATAAAAATAATAATGTTTATAACATTCATGTAACAATCAAAGACGCGTTCTTAAACTATGATCAAGACGACCAACTCTTACAATTAACCAACTTATGAAAGACTCCATTCATTCACTAGTTCTTACCGAAATGGATACTAAGACTAGAATTATAAAATATGAACACATCTGGGTAATTCCAGGTTCTGTTCAAAATCTATCAAATACTGTAATTAAAGGGAATACCTACACCCCTACAAAAGGAGATCGTATCTGGTTTTATCCAGGATGCGATGTTCCTAGATTTAAAGTAAAACAGTTCTGTGTGAAAAATGATATAGCTGTTGTAAAATATGCAGATAAAGCCAATGTAAAATTCATTGGCCCAGAAACACTCAAGGGAATAATCGATAGTCAGTATATATACAATGTACCAAAAGTAGATTTTCTTAAATGGTTTGATACCATAATGTGTAATGCTTATATAGAAATAAGAGAATTGATTGTAAACTCTCCTAACGAGGTTATATATTTAGAGTACGATACTCGTGAGTATTTTACAGAAAAAGAGTTTTTTGGTAAAAATATATTAGACACTGATCTTATTGATCATAATAATATACTATACAGTACTGAAGAAAATCATGAAAAATTATTAGTACTCCAACAAGATCCTAAAATAAAATCACAAGATGATATCTTAAGCTTGTTGAACACTGGTATCATATTAGATGAACAGATGTATAACGATGTTCACAGATTGTTCGAAAGTTCTGATAAAGAGAATACAAAAGTGGCTATGGAAGCCATGGCGAATTGTGATTTTCAAAAATCTGCTGTATATTTGCTGCTCTTAATGAAAGAATACGGTCAGAAGATCTCAGACTCTGGAAATAAACATCATGTTAACTTCAAGTCTCTGATTAAATATTTTAAGATTACTAATCTCGAAAATATGACAGTAGATAATATGATCAATTCATTAAGAGGTCAAAAACTATTAAGTGTAGATAATCTTAACAGGCTAATGCCCTTAGCCATGAAGAGAATTAGAGAAAAAGGAGATATGAACAACATCAAAATCAAAGATGTTGAACTATCTGAAGAAGCGGAGTTAAGTGTTGCTGAGAATATATTAGATCAGCAAATCCCTATCCCTTCTGTTCCTGTACCGGAAACGCTAGAACACAACACTCTTTTTACAGATGTAAAAGAACCTTTTTAAACTACATAAATGGTATCAACTACTGAAAAAACACCCGCAGAACTCCAACAGGAGTTTTATTCAAAACCTCTTTACTTAAGTTATTCGGCTTTAAGTAAAATGATGTATTCACCTTCGCTGTTCTATAGACACTATGTCTTACAACAAAGAGAAGAAAAACTAGATACGTATCTCATAGATGGTAAGGTTATTCATTGTCTATTATTAGATGATGGAAGCTTTGACAAACAATTTATGCTGATGCCTTCTGCAGTACCGACCGGAAACACCAAATTAGTAGTAGATAAGGTATACAATATCGTTAAAGAGGCTCCTGGCATCCTCGGAGACTATACTGTAGAAATTATTGAAATACTACAAGAGATCAAGTTACATCAGGCTCTTAAAACAGATGCCCAACGTATAGATAAAATAGTCACAGCAGAAACTAAGTCATACTTTGAGTTCTTAAAAATCAAAGGTGGTAAAGATCTTCTTGATGAAGAAACTATGAAGAGATGTAACGAAGCGGTAACGGCTATTCGCAATAATGAACTATGTAGTGGTTTATTAGGTCTTGTTAGACACGAAATGGAAAATCTTGATGTGTTTAATGAGACAGCATTAACCTCAGAACCTTTTGAAGACAAGTATCCATTTGGTCTCAAGGGTATACTAGATAATATTAAGGTAGATTATGATCGTAAAACGATTTATGTCAATGACCTTAAAACAACTGGTAAAACCATTGTAGACTTTAAAGACACAGTAGAGTATTTCAACTACTGGGCTCAAATGGCTATTTATGAGAGATTAGTGAGAGAGGCCTTCAAAGAGTTATTAACAGAAGAATGGGTTCTTGAGTTTCACTTTGTGGTAGTAGATAAGTACAATCAGGTATACCCGTTTAAGGTATCTCGTGAAACTATGGATCTATGGCAACAAAGACTGAATGTTAAACTAACTGAATTCGCCTGGCACTACAAAGAAAAAAGATATGAGTTGCCATATCAATTTGCAAGCAGCAACGTAATACTTTAAAACAATGGCTATCCAATCTTTATACAAAGATTATTTTCAAAAGAGTAAGGTATTTTTATACCCTGTTTTGGATATTAAAAGAGTTGTTAGTGTAGTCCCAATAGATACTTATGCTTTTTGGGAAGGACATTACAACATGGGTGATTGTAAGCTGTCATGCTTATATCATTTACGCACAGATCCAGAATTCAGACAATTCGAGAAGATAAAACTATTTGGTAATAGGTTATTTCATGACTTTAAACAAACAGCAGATAATAAAGGTATTTATATCTTTGACTTTAGCCCGTTTAAAGAAGATTGGAATAATTTCCTTAGAGGTAAGTACTCATTAATGAGTGCTGCCCATAAGTCTAAAATCAAATCTTTTTATGGTCAGAATAGTCGCAATTATGCATACATAGAAAGTTTTCTACATCCAGAAAAGTACTATAGTATGTATTCAGAAATAATAAATGTCAAAGAAGAAGTGCTTAAAGATGTAGGCCAATTGTGTGATAGACCAGATTTTGTAAAGGAAACCTTAACTGTTTCTGTAAAATATTTGGATTTACAACAAAAAACTACTTAATTTGCATACACTAAAAACCAACAAACCATGTCTACAATTCAAAAATCAATGTTGCTTATCTCTTCGGAAAGATCAGGTTATCCAACATTTAGAATGATCCCACTTACTATTGATTGCCCATTCGGTGAAATAGTATTTGTACCAGATGCAAGAGCATTGCAAATCCTATATAAACATACAGTAGAAGGGCTTCATATGATGCCTAAACTGGATGATAATGGGAATCCAATGATCAACGCTAAAGCACCAAAAGGATCTAATCCTTACAAACAAGAAAGAAAAACATTATCTGTACCTCAGGATGCATACATCCACAATCCAAAAGAGATTGAAGAGTTCGTAGAAATGTTCGCTATCAATGATAAGTTCGACTATAAAATATTTATGGTAGAGCCGAAAGCACCAATCATTGAACAACCAGAGATTCCTAAACTAATATTACCTAGCTAGGTAATTTAATATACATCACAGTAAAAAGGCAGGCGTAATAACCTGCCTTTTCTGTCTAATCCAATTAACATGATCCACTGGGTACACGATTATGAAACCTTATCCAATTGCTTTATTGCAGTATTTGAACACTACAAGGAAGATGAACGTAAGATATTCGTAATACATACACTTAGAGATGATAGAGTAGAGCTGTTTAATTTCCTACAACAAAACAAGAAGAAAAAAGAATGGCATATCTCATTCAATGGTCTTGCATTTGACTCTCAGATAACTGAGTTTATAATGCGTGATAAAAAGCTTCTCAAAATGACACCGGAAGAAGCAGCTAAAGCGATCTATGCTGTAGCTCAAGAAACCATTACAAAATCAAATAACCGAGAATTCGCAAAGTATCCTGAATGGCAACTAAGCATCGGACAAATTGATATTTTTAAACTCAATCACTGGGATAATCCTAACAAAAGATCAAGTCTTAAGTGGTTACAGTTTGCAATGGATTGGCCTACCGTACAAGAAATGCCTATAAGTCATACCTATAATGTAAGAACCCTAGCTGAAATCGATATAATAATCTCTTATTGTATTAATGACGTTAGGTCAACCAAGAAGCTAATGCTTCTATCCAAGCCTCTACTGGATGTGAGATCTCGTATCAAATCAAAATACGATCTTAAATGCTATAGCTATTCTAATACAAAGATGGGAAGTGAACTACTTCTCAAACTGTACTGTGATGCTACTGGTCAAGATCCAAAAGAGGTAAAACACTACAGAACATTTAGAGATCAAATAGAGATATCTGATATAGTATTTCCTTATCTTAAGTTCCAGAGCCTAGATTTAATCGGGTTTTATGAAATGCTAAAGGGTAAAGTAATCAAGAATACTAAAAAAGACTTCGTTTATACCCTTAAGTACAAGGGTTATGAGTTTCACTACGGTGCTGGGGGTATTCATCAGTGTATAGAACGTGGGATTTATAAAGCAGATGATCGGTTTATAATCAAAGACGCAGATGTAGGTTCCCAATATCCAAGCATAGCTTGTGTAAATGGAATGTATCCAGCTCATCTTGGACCACAGTTCTTTAAAGTGTACAAGGAAGGTATTGTAGACGTCAGGATGGCTGAAAAAAGAAAGAAAGAAGGAAAGGACATGGCAATCATTGAAGGCTTTAAAGAGGCTGCAAATGCTTCTTATGGTAATAGCAATAGTAAGTTTTCCTGGTTATATGACCCGAGATATACTATGCAAACCACCATTAATGGTCAATTATTGATCACCATGCTTGTAGAAGATATCCTTTTAAACATTCCTGAAGTTCAATTACTACAAACCAATACTGATGGATTTACCATGAGATTTCCAAAAGAACACCTACCTAAATACGAAGAGATATGCAAAGCATGGGAACAAGTAACCAAACTGAGCCTCGAGTTTGCAGACTATGCCGCAATGTATATCTGGGATGTAAACAATTACATGGGTCACTATTTAAGTGGTAAAACCAAATGTAAGGGTAGATTTGAATGGGAAGATCTTCAAAACCACAAAGTAACACACTTAAACAAGAACAAGAGTCATCTAATAGTATCCAAAGCACTCTATAATTACTTTATCAAAGATGTCCCACCTGAAAGATACCTGGCCGAGAATAGAAATATCTATGACTATTGTGCCGGTATAAAGATCAAAGGGGATTGGAAGTTTGTCCAGAGCTGTTACAAGAGTACAGGAATGGTAGAACAGGATCTTCAATCAACCTTAAGATACTATATATCTGAGAAGGGGTGTAAGATCATCAAAAGAAATATCCTTGATGGAAGAGAGATTCAAGTTGAAGCCGGAATATGGCTCCAACAAGAATTCAACACCTTTCAAGAGAAACGCTGGGAAGATTATCATGTAGATGAGTCTTATTACCTAGAAGAAATATACAAAGAAATCAACAATTTAGTACCTAAAATCAACCAATATAAACTCGAATTCTAATGGGAAAAAGATCAATAACAACAACCAAAGATTACTTAATAAATGCAGCATTACCTCAGTTCAAAGAGAGCTATACTGTAATTGAACACGGCTTTGTAATCAATAAAACCTTAGAGCTATTAGCTTCTAAGGGTTTTGCTGTAAGGAATGAGCTTTACAGATGTAACGAAAATGCACAAATAGCCCAAGGAGTATACCATTTAGATTATGGTAACGATCCTGATATGGGAATGATGTTCGCCTGGAGTAACTCATATGATAAATCGATGAGGTTCAAGTGTGCTATCGGAGGATACGTATTTATCTGTATGAACGGAGTTGTATCCGGAAACATGGGGTCATGGGGTCGTAAGCATACAGGAACCGCTGATGAGGATACACAGGAACAAATGACACAGCAAATCGATTCAGCTGATATTTACTTCAACCAACTGGTTCAGGATAAAGCGAGCATGCAAACTGTAAATCTATCTGTACAAAATCGTGCTGAGTTAATGGGTAGATTGTTCTTTGAACATAAGCTTGTTACTCTAGAACAGTTATCGATCGTACGACAAGAAGTTCAGAAACCATCTTATCAATACACAGGCGGACCTGATACTTTATGGGCCCTTTATAACCATATCACGCATGCTTTGAAAAGTTCACATCCTAGGTTATGGATGGATCAGCAAAGAATGGTTCACTGGTTTATAACAGACACCTTTGGAATACAGACTACTCCTAACATGACTGTAGCAATACCTACTCCACAAGTTGTATCAAATCAGATAACTATAGAACAAGTAATTGCTGAAGTTGAAGGTACTGATGGTAGCGCCTAAAATATCTGTTTTTAATACACCTTTTAGTAAAGTATCTATGGTACATAATCCTATGTTTGATGAACCCCATTCACCAGCAAAAGTGTCTAAATTAATCCCTCCTTATTTTTTAGGAACCGGGAAAGATTTTGACTCTTTTATGGTGTTTCATGAAGGTCATGCTTTACATCCGGGAGATGTAATGAGCTGTGGTAAAGTAAATATAAGAGTGATGGCAAATTCAGCTGTAGAAGAAGATTTTTTCGAAGATATCTATATAACTACAGTTCAGATTGTCACTAACGACCCTCAAGTAGAAGTAGATATTAATACCAGAACACTAGAACATATGTATTCTGCAACAACAAAATAATTCTTATCTTAGTATTAGAATGCTTGAAACTATAAAATTCCAATGCTATTATTGCAGGGAACAGCTAACTGATACTACGAGAACCCGGGACCATGTCTGGCCCAAATCCAAAGGAGGTAAACTTTACAAGAAAAATAAAGTCTATGCTTGTAGATCCTGTAACAGATATAAAAGAGACCTAACCATTGAAGAATGGCTAGAAATATTAATAACCTTAAAACAAACAAAGAAGAATCAAAAGATCTGGGCCAAAAAGGAGACAATTATTGTTATCTTGCGCTCATTAATTGAATATCTAAAATATAACAATCATGAAAACACAGTTAAAACAAGTAGAAGAGTTTCATAATGCTTTTGGGCAGGTGAATGGAACTGAACCTCAACTACTGGAAGAAAAAACCTTTGAACTAAGATACCGTTTGATGGCTGAGGAGAATGAAGAATACAAGGAAGCTTGTATGAATGGTGATATTGTTCAAATCGCAGATGCATTGGGTGACCAATTATATATATTATGCGGAACTATACTTAAGCATGGACTTCAAGACAAGATCGAAGAGATTTTTAATGAGATCCAAAACAGTAATATGAGTAAATTAGATGCGGAAGGGAAACCTCTCTTGAGAGATGATGGTAAGATCCTTAAAGGACCTAACTATTTCCCACCTAACATTTTTAAAATACTTGAGTAATAAATTAGAGGCATCCTTCGGGGTGCCTTTTTTTTTATTTTACCGCTTCATAGAGGTTATTAACTACACACTCGTGAATGACTTGCATTGTTAGAAGATCATCAGTAAACTTAATACCTGCTTCACTATCATTCCTACAACGATATGCATGCCCTGGTGTAATTACTTTAGAAGGATGGTATGACTGGATAGTTAAAGAAGTATCCCATGGGAACTTATCTTTAAGAATCATTCCTATATGAACATCCTCTACTCCTGATCTTAGTGTAGTATTGCTTTTAAAATCCTTAACCAAATATTGTACAACATCACGAGATAATGCCATACCTTCTCCCCATAAAAAAGGAGCTGTTTTAGCATAAGTAGTTTGATAGAAGTGACCCCCGTAATAATCTTCTCGAGGTTTATTACGCAGTAGTTCAACTAAGCGCTCTTTATCGATATATGTAGAGTTATCTGTTTTAAAGATGTAGTCCCACTTGTATTTAAGTAGGGTTTCAAAAGCGATCATGGTCTTATTATAAAAATGACCGTGTAATTCTGGAATATCTACATGAAGCTTATTACCTATAAGAGCGGTTTTGTAACTTGAATAGTAAAAGATAGTCTCTATCTCCTTAGAGTGATTAGCATCCCAGGTAGTCTGTTGTGCTAAGACTAGTTCTGGATACCTCTCTAGTTCTGAAGACATGACTAATATCACTACTTTCATTAGAATCTACTCTGCATTGCTGTGAATGACTTACCACCTTTGATAATATCTACATCTGAACCAGTTAAGCCGGCTGTTCTAAAGATATGATTCCAGATCTTAGCAGAACCTTTTTGTTGCCAAGGATATGGACCTGTTGTTCTCTTATAGAATAATGATTCATCATCACCTGGCGCCGCATGCATTGCAATGTCTGTTAGTAATTGCGCGTACGTAGTAATAGTTGGGCCAAATGCTACAGAAGTTACAGTAGACATTCTAGTATAATCATTTAATCCAAACCCCGGTAAAGGGATAAAGGTCTCATTCTCATTAGAAGTCTTTAATAACATTACCAGTAAATGATTGGCCAAGAAACCATCTAAGTGGAAATTTTCATCCCCAATTGCACCACTTCTAGCTTTCATTTTATTCCATCTGTCTGGATCATCGTCATCGTATCCAAACATTAATGAAGTGATTGCAGAAATGATCAAGATAGTACTTACTTCAGTCAGTAGCTTTTTCATAGCGGCTTTCTCAGTAGGCTCCATCATATTAATATAGTGACCATACGATCCTATAATCTTACTAATACTCTTAATTGACTCAATATAAAAGCCAGTTGTAACATCATTAGTGATTATACTACCACGTTGCTTCGCGAAGCGTGCCATGAACATGGAAGTAAAATACCTACGCATGAACATTACTAACCTGTATGTAAAATGTGCTTGAGCCTGAGGAGATTCGAAGTTAGCGAACGCACCATTCAAATGCTTAGATTGTTCGTGGATCAAGTTCTTAAAATCAAGATACTTTCTTCCGCCTACTTCATACTCTCTATCAACGATATCTTTATTCAAAACCATTAACTTACTTACGGGATCGATTTCAAAGGCCTCCATGTAAGGAACCTCAACAATCTTACCATTCACATTCTTCTCAACTTTCTTATGAATCATCATTCCTCCAAATAATTGGAAGGCTGCTTCAAGTTCCATAAACTTTCTAGGACTGTACATCCAAGATAAACTGGCAATATCACCCTCTTTACTACGACTAGCGTGACTTCCAAAAACCTCAGATAACTTACCTTGTAACGGATCAAAGAACATAAGCATTTGATTGTTCAAAGTATAATTATCTCCACCGTAGATATGATTCATCCAATCTTTTTGTGCGCTGATTGACCAAACCTTAGCCTTCAGGTAAGATCCTGGAGACATATGTTCACCGGCCGCTGCTAACATTCTCATCTGCCATAGTGCACCCCAATAGTTCTTGGTTGCTGACGGTAGATTTAAAGCAAAGTAGCTAAAGGAGGCGCCTTTCATTAATTTACCGGTAATCTTATTTAAAAAATCTAAGTGACGTTCGCTATAGATTTTTCCTTTGAACTCACGGTTATATAAAGCATTCATTCCTGAGGCTCTTATATTCTCTTGTACTTCATTGTCTTTTTTACTAAAGATCTTTCTCTTAATAGAATTACCATTAGCCATATCTATACCATCTTTCTTGATCTTATTTTTAGGATTGTTCACCGTATTAAGGATAGCCTTGGCTATGTGATTAATCTTAGTAAACTGTCTCTGCTTTTCAGCACTCAGTCCATATACATTAAGCACGCGTAATACATCTCGGGATGTTTCTTCAAGTTCCATATTAGCAGTACCACTCACAGGAAGTCTATCTATTACAGAACCTTCACTGATAGAGTTCATAAAATCTATAGAATGTAAAGTCTCATCCATAGCAGCATCACCAGTTCCTTCTTCGAAATCACCGGCTTCACGCGTAAGAGCATTCACTTCTTCACGAGAAGCACCTTTAGCAAAAGCAGTAACCCCTTCTTTTAATTTTTTAAGTGTTTTGACTTTTTCACCTACTAATCTACCAGATTGTATTTGCTCTAAAGTATCATTTCTCTGACTTCCAATTCTCATTCTAGGAAGATCAAGATATAACCTGCTCTTGTAATCGATTTCTTTTTGATTTGCAAGGTGATATTCTTTAAGATATTGTAATAACTCAGCATGCTTAGGGCTTGTTTGTTGAAGTTTATAATAAGCCTCATTAATATACTCACTATCGATTACTTTTCCTGTAATATCTCTAGCGGGTTTTTTAGCATAATCTTCTTTATTCTTAGGTAAAAAATTACCTTTATTATCAATCCTTACACCAAGATATAACTTATTCCTTTCTTCCACATCCATCCCATACGGTATAGTACGGTACTGATCTCGTACCACTCTAGTCTTATACTTCATTGACGGAGTTCTACCAGTCATTGTTTTCTCTTCTACTTCTCCTGTTGTAGGATTAGTTACCTGATACTTAAAAGTTGCAAGATGACTTAATAATTTAGGGCTCGGGGCACTCCACGCGCTTAATCGTTGGTAATTGTGAACTAAGTCTCCATCATTATTAACGTATTCTCTTCTTACATGATTAGCCATGAACCATTTTTCAAACTCAGGACTTCTAGCCATAATTTTATCTGCAGGTACTTCCCTTTTATCTCCAATACCTTTTCCTCTAATAAAATCAGCTGCAGTAGATGCTGTTAACTTAGCATAAGGAACACCTTTGATATCATCCAGTAGATTATTAACTTGATCGATATAATGAGTTGTAGCTTCTTTTCCACGTAACTGAGCTAACATATCAAAGATCTCAGCTCGTTCCTCACGCATTTCTACACTTAATGTAGAAAGAACTCCAGATTTTTTGATAGCTTCTTCTTTAACAATCAAAGCTTCCTGAACTCTCTTCAACTCAATCATTTTCTTTTCAGGAACTATAGAACCATCCGGTTGACCTAAGGCGTCTTTATATCCCATAACTAAACTACCCATAGCAGTAAACTCTTCAGATACATCTAGCTTCTGCTTTACTCCAGCTGGTAAATTTGCCATCCATGTATCAAGTCTTAGGAATGTTTTAGCAACATCGTTCCAATACTCTTCTGTGTATCCAGGAACTGTATTCTGTTCTATCCATTTATCAATAGTGGTTTTGTATTCATCACTAGTTCTAGATAATCCTTTATTATTAATAAGATCATCTTCAAACGCACTTAATGCACTATTAAACGCTTCTTTCTTATCAACGTATTTATAATATTTGGATGTTCTTCTTCTATGGGCATTCAAAGCCTCAGCTTTAAGTAGATCATCGCCCGTTTTCATGGTACCATTGGCATTATGGATGGAGTAAAGCTGGGCATATTCCTTCCATCGCTCGGCCATGTTATCCGCCTCTTCAAAATTCTCATATTCAGAGAACATTAGATTAGCTTCTGCACTAATCTTAGCCAGAACTTCATTTCTTTCCAACCAAGCAGCTAATCCAATATCAGTCTTTAGTAACTCATCCTGTGCTTCATACACTTCTTTATCATAATCCTGCCACCAGAAATTGGTCTTCTCAGTAGATAATGCTTTATACGCTGTACGTAATACTTCCTTAGCAGCTTTGATTTCCTGATCTGTTATAGCGTTAGTAACACCAGTTTTAGCTTCCTCGATCTTAACTTCAAGCTCTTTTATCTTCCATCGTCCACTGATAGTCGGGGCTATAAAGGAAAGAACCTTTTTCTCAACAAATACACCATCTTTTTTCTCAAAAGTACTATCTTGAGATAAAGCAAAATCCCAAGTCTTCTCAAGATTTGTTCCTGTAATATCAAGCTCCTTAAGTAATGGTGATATCTTAGCCATAAAAGCCATTTCATTTCTAATAGCTTCTGCCTCAATATTAGAGATTGTATCTTTAATGAACTTAGCAAAACCACCTACAATAGGATCCGGATTAGTAGTATAAGATTCAAACATAGTTGACCACCAACTGGCGTCTCCTATTTTACCTTGAAGCATATCTCTAACTTTATCCTTACTTAAATAAAACTTTTGATGTTTATCTGTAGCTGCCTTTAAAGCCTTTACTGCAGTTGCTTTCTTTACCCCTGAAGAATTTGCTATAATACCCTCAAGTTCTTTTTTTCTAGCATTAAATTCGGTATCCCTTTTTTTATTGGATTCCTTTACCCATTCGTTATAAATATTAACAGTACCCTCTTCTTGAATCTCTCCATACAATTCAAGACCAGTCTCGATATTATCACCCAGGTTGGCCATGAACTTCTTCATAGTACTATCCTGAGGGATACCGGCTTCTGCCATATCATTCTTAGATATAGCCACAAAGTTATTCCACTCGTTCAGTAATTTACTATAATATTGAACTAAAGCTAATGATTCATCATTATATTTGATAGCTTCAGCTTCAGTCATCTTCGAAATATCGGTCTTCTTGATGGATCGTAATTCTTTTAGGATATCCTTTACAGCAAAGTCTAGATTACCTAAAGTACTAACCAGACTACTGGCCTGTTGAGCCACCGTCAAATTCTCATGAGCTTTTTGTTGTTCTTCAGTAAGATTTAATGATTGTGCGCTTCTTAAACGCTCAGACATTGTAGTAAGTGCTTTTGCAATCTCTTTTTTCGATTTATCAAAGCGCGCTTTATCTTGAACACCCATTCCAAATCTATTCACCTCTCTCTTCTGAGCTTGGGTTAAAATATTTAACTTATCAATTATAAGCTGTAGGCCAGATTGAGAATTAGCTTTATCTATCGCCTTAACAAGCTCATCAACATGGGCTCGTTCAGCTGCAGCAAACATTGCAATATCTTTATCTGTAACCTTTATAAGGTCGATTTTAAAAGACTCATTGGTAATCAACTCAGACAATTCATCAAGAGTCGTATCCACTTTAAGCTTCTCAATCTTAACCTTACCAAAGTTTTTCCTGAACCATTGTTTAATATGGAACATGATCTTATCTATGATAGAATCAAATTGAGGGCTCGGTTGAGAAGACGCGCTTAATATCTTTTCTATTCCTTTATTATTAATAGCTTTTTGCTCTAATGCGTGTACAATAACCTCTTCTTTAAAACGAGGGGTATCTACAGAAAGAGTAGGGTAATTCTTAGTTACATAAGCAATTATATCTTCACCTTCTTTAGTACCAGCAACCTCATTATAAAGGCTATCAAATAGTACAGGATTGGTTATTCTTACAGATGCTACGATTGGATGAGAATATTCGTGAAATACTAGTTCTAAAGTGGCTTTACCCTCAATAAAGTAGTTCGTCCCATCGTAAAAGAACGATGGTTGATTGTCGTACGGAGTAGTTGTAGTGGCCAACATTACTGTAGCATCTTCAGCTGTAATGGTCTTTGACGCAACACCTGTCTTGTTCTGCATCACCTCAGCAAACTTGAACACAATCTCTTGGGCCCTGCTTTTGTTCTGTACATCTGCAGCATTCTTGATCTCATTCATGATATCCACTTCAGGTTGAGTTTCCTCAATCTGCTCAAGGGTATCTATTGGTGTAGCCGCAATAGGATCTGATTTACTCCAACCCGTATATTGAGGATCTTCGAATAATTTCTTATCCGCCATGGCTATTAGTTCACCGGATGTTGTAGTAGGGGTAACGCCTTTTCTTACATCTCTGCTAACATGACGACTTAGAATTGTATTAGCCAACTTTGGGTTAACCTCTACAAATAACTGAAACTTACCTACCTCAGGAGATACTATGGATTCATTGTTTATTAACCATAACTTCATAGCATTGTTAGAACCTACATCCGCTACTAAAGATTTCCATTCTGGTGACGTTTTATTTGGACATGCTGCCATATTACTTACAATTTTCTTCTGCGTTATTAATATCTTGCTGACTGATCATCTGTTGTTTAGATAGGATATCTAAGATATCCACTTCTACTTCAGATCCTGGATTAATATATCCAAACTTATCAGCAAGTTGGGTAGACAAAGATCGGAAAAATTCTGACTTAGGAGCTGCATTTAATTGAGATTGTACTTGAGTAGGTAGTAAATCAGATAAGTACTTATCAGTAGTTATTACTTTACTAGAAGGTATTTTAGAAATAGCTTCATTTATCTGTGCTTTCCACTGCTTAGTATCATATTTAGCACCTCTTTTCTGTATTCTTTTTTCAAACTCTTCATCTGTAAGATTTATAACTTTATCAAAAGATTCTGTATTATTTCTTAAAAGGTTGGTGTTAGATGTAAACAACGTTTTATTTTCAGAAACCGCTCTTTTTCTAGCAACATCAAACATTCTTTGCATCATTGCATCATATTCACTATTCCATTTTTGAGAACCCCCATCTTTAACTTGATAAGTTGTTACCTTATATTTGGTAGCTATAACCTCTACTGCTTTATTTATTTCTGTAGAATAATCATCATCTAAAGAAATAAAGTCACTTCCCCCTTGTTTCTTTAAAAAACTCTTACCAATAGTAGGATGACCAAAGATGATCTTATCAGTTGGTAATATTGCAGATTGTACTTGAGTAGGTTTATTTACTACCTCAAATTCTATAGCATAAGGATACTGACCAACATGTTTATCTGTTACAGATTTTTCCCAACCTTCTTTTTGCCAAGTTTGATCTTGATATTGTTGTGTAAACGGAGTAACTTTTGTAATTCTAGTGTATACTTGTCTTCCTGTTTTATCAGTCATTCTTATAACTTTACCAACAAGATCTGATATCTTAGATAAACCATAATCTTTGGCCATTCTTTGTATATCAGTATTAGCTCTAGTAGTTCTAGTTCTATCTCCTGAGATAATAAGATCCATAGTAGACTTACCTTTAAATACATCTTGCATTTTTCTACCACCCTGACCATCTGTAAAGTTTTGTTCTATAGGTGTTAATTTATCAGCTTCATCAAATTCAGCATTAGATTGTACTACAACTTCAGGAGCATTCATCTGAGTTTCTTCAATCAATGCCTGAGCATATCCGCCTTCCATGAATACAATCTTCTTACCTGCAGTGAACTGGGCCTCAATCATCGCGATCTTTTCAGCAACTTGCTCTTCAGTATCTTTATCTGTTATAGAGATTCCACCATATGGGTTCTCTTTCTCAGCCGGGCTATTGAATACAAAGTATGCATTATCAGCGTTCATATCAATGATATCTTTTAACTCCTTGTAAATTAACGGTCTCTTAATAAGAATAGGATTACCTTCGTCATCTGTTTTACCAGTATTCACGTTAGCTTCTTTACTTAGAGTAAATACCCCTCTTGTAGCAGTAGGGAATATAAACGGTGAGTTATCAATAGTAGTTAATCCACTTTGACTATCGCGTAGTACATTAGGTGTAGCTTTTTGTGTCCAATCGATACCAGCAACCCTTGTTGATTTATTAGTAGTATCATTATTTGTCTTAAACTGAACTAAGAACTGATTAAGGATACCAATATCAGCACCATAAGTAACTCCTTTATCGTCCACACGAGTGATATGTTTCTTAGAGTTTTCAAACTCTGCGATTTGACTATCAGATAACTTCTTCCATTGTAACTGATCATTGATCTTCTTCATACCTTCACTTACAATTCTAGCATAATCATCATATGGTAGAATCTTATTAAAAGCAGTTTCTGAACCATAAGAAAGACCCGATTGCATAAATCCAAATAACGATAACCTCTTAAAGAACTCATTAATAAATTTATTCTCTTCACCCACCTTTTTAGCACTCTTTTTATCTTGAGCAATTAAAACAGCATCTTTTGATAAGCTTTTAATATCATTGTAATACTGAGTAGTTGAATCTTGATCTAGATCACGGGCGTCTGTTAATAACAAGTTCATATGGTTAGCGTCATATTCTCCACCTTTTTTAGGAGCACGTATAGCAAATTGCTTTAATACAGGATACTTCTCTTTAAGTAATGGATAATCACTTAATAACTTCATCATTCTCTTAGGATAACTAGCCTCACCTGCTTTGAATAACTTATAGAAGTTAAAGGTATTATCAAGAGCCTTATCTCTCAAGAAATTCTCGTACGCTGTCTTCTTTATTCTAGCTTCATATTGAGTTTGGTTCTCACCTGATTGTTCAGGCTCATTAACTAGAGCCATCACTTGTTGGTTGAACTCAGCATTAGTTGATAAGGTATTGATCGGATACGAGTAACGCAAGTATTCTCTCTCTACTACGAAGTTTTCATATTCTTTTCTTCCGCTTTGAGAATTGGCAAAGGCGCCTGCATCTACAGGAGCTAACCCTTGAGTAATATATCCAGTTGGTCCTTTAGCGGTTGCTAAATAAGCAGCATTATTGAACTCTTGTTCAATGTTCTTAATGTTGATGTGGATAACCGGTTTAGTCTTACCCTTCTTTACAAACGCTGCCTTATTAATACCTTCGGCATATTTGATCGGAGTCTTGCTCGTACGAATACCTTTATAGTATTCTGATTTACCAGCTTCTACATCTTTGATCTGATTAGTAAAGATGAATGATATAAAGTTATTATCAAACTCAGTAATGAATCGCTCTTTAGAGTACCCGGTTTGCTTCTCAATAGCTTTTATTTGAGAATAGTTAGCAAGGATCTTGTTCAAGTACGCGTTCTTTACATTGTTATTTCTTAAAGGAAATAGCTTACCCCAAAGTTGAGATGCAAAATCTTTAAGGAAGAATCCACTGATAGAACTATTCTTCTCAATATAATTGATGATAGAACTAGGCATGCTTTCACTATCATATAGTTCTTTAACCTTTTCAGCTCTAAGCTGTGCTTCATGTAAGCTCGGTACCTTTTTAGTATCAACATTAGTCTTAGCTTTGATATCATCATACCCTCTCATCATATCTTCTAGATAGATGTAGTGTAAAAAGGAACCTTTAGCCAGATTACTTGATTCATTTTTCGAAGAAACTAACTTCTTCATATTATCTAGACTAAGTGTTTTCCCACCTTCTAGTAATGTATTCATCAGTTCATAACGCTTTTCACCACCAGGTAAAACATCAGGATAAGTTTCTACACGAGCTCTATGCTTAATTTGTTCTTCTATATACGGAGCACTCATTAAATCACCTAATATACCATTGCTTAGTTTTCTAGCATTGATATACTTTCTAGTTAATGGATTTGATACAAAGTAAATGGCATCTTCTATTGGCACACCCATTTTGTTTAAGAACAATAGCATAGGGGTAACCTCTTTATTACCTTGAATAAAGGCTACCCAGGCGTCTTTCTCAACATCTACATATCCATTTACCAACTGAGATTTAATCTCGGCAATAGAGTTCTTACCATCTTTATCTTTTAATGCAGATAATGAGATAACCTCAACTTGTTTACCCTTATCAAGAACAACCTTTTTATCCTTCATGAAAGGCATCTTATTCGTTTTAAGAAATACATTTACCGGTATTACTTTACCTGAAGTAGTCTTAAATGTAGGTAGTAAGTGAGCACCTGCAGCATCGAAAATAGGATTGTACTTATTATCAATAGCTACGATACCTAATGAACCCATACCTGCTAAGTTATCTTGATGTTTCTTCAAGTTATAATCTTCTTCAAATACACGACTAGGACTAATTCCTCCAACAGACTCTCTATCTTCTCCCGCCATTCTACTAGCTTTGAAATCAAAAGACTGAACTTGTGATTCTAATGTTCTAGAAATAGGTTTAACTAAGTGAGTATCATTTGGTGTTAATAACGGTGCAGCATTATGATGAAGAGATAGTATAGAAACCATATCAGTGATCAGATCATTTTGAACTGACGCAATGAAATGTTTCTTTTGATCTTGTAAATCGGTATACTCACCTAACAATTTCTTATACTCAGCATTCTTTTTGATGTTAGTAAGGTCAATCTGATCTTTATGTAACTCTTCAAAGATAGCATCGATCTCATCAAGACCTAATGCTTTGATTGCTTTGTAAGCTTCATGGATACCATTACCTTTATTTTTTAATCCATCAAGACTTTCATAGTTATCAAGCACTTGTAATAAAGCATCGTTATCCTTATTATCAATAGCCTTTTTGATATCAATACGTACTGGTGAAGTTCTGAAATATTCTATAAATCCAGCTTTGATATCTTCAAATGAAGACTGAGCTTTAGCATCAGCTAATTCTTTTCGTGCAGTAAGTGCTGTAAGAGCCTCTGTATGATCTTTCTTCTTATCTTTTAAAGTAGCCTTAATCTTAGCAAGACTTTCGGATCCTAGGATACTACCAAATGATTTTTGAATCTTAGCATCAATCTTAGCCATCTCAGCATCGATATCTTTTTCCCAACCATTACTCTTAAACTTATCACCACTGATCAATGTACCATTTCTAGTAATATGAGGGAAGTACGTAGTTAATTTATCCACGTCAAAGTCACCACCAGACTTGGCCACAATCTCAGAAGGAAGTATAATTATAGATCCTGCAATTGGAGGTAAGAATTCATATACTTCCATGTACTCCATAGAGTTTAATCCTTGTACAGGAATACGTACACCGGTAAGTGTTACTTTTTTACGATTCTCATCAATGTTTAACCACTCTTCAACTCGTAACATCTCATTTAATCTAAGCCTGCTCTTTTCAAAGTTAAGCTTACGTTTAAACTTTGTAGTTGCTGTTGCAGGAGTAGTATCCCATACAGCTATTGTACCATCAGGAACATACCCTCCTTTATCATTCTTCTTAAAATAAGTAGTTTGAAACAGATTCTTAAAATTACCTTGAAGTGCGATTTTAACCTTAGAGGCTTTAGTTGCTTCACCTTTTCCTGAAGTATCTGGCATATAAAATGGCAAACCACTAGTTCCAAATCCATACAATGCTTCTTGTTCATCTGTAGGTTTTGTAAACTTATTATCTTGAGTAAAGCTTACAGCAACTTGCACTAAAGCTTCACCGGTCATATTTTGTTTTATGATTCGGTTATTGATAATAGACATCAGTAAGCGCTCAATTTGAGGGCCCGAGAATGAACTACTTACATCGCGTACTAGATTACCTTTGGCGTCAACATCTATAAAGTCGATCTCATGTTTTGCAAAACCTTGTTTGGTTAACTCCGATCGGATATAATCTCTCATAGGTTCTAAAGGCCCTACAGGAACACGAGTATTCACATCTTCACTACTCCAACTCCATCCTAATGATTTAACTAGCTTTTCAACATTAAGCTGAACCAGTCTACTCATACGATTCTCAAACGATCGTGATAGTTTAAACATATCTGAGCTCTCCATTTGTTTTGCTTCAGACATCTTATTCCATGCAATATATCTCTTATTAAAGTCTTCACCTTTTTTATAATCTACCGGGATACCTTGTTCGATTAAACCCGAGTTTAATAACCCGCGTAACTGAGTTGAGAAGATCGTTTTACCTTTATAGTCCGTATTAAGATCTAACTGATTCTTTAAGTTTCTTAAGAATATAGTATTCTTGGTAAATACATTACCATCCTTACCTGGCGCAAACTCTAAATCAGAAGTATTATTTCCCTTAAAGATTGAATCTGCTTCTTTCTTATCATTAGATGTAATGCTTGATAACTTTGAACCTGATTGGAATAATGCATAATCAACCCCTTCTTTGATCATTTGTTTATGGATAGCGTCTAAAGGAGAGTTTTGTATCACAGTAGGTATCATTGGATACAAAGCAAACTTATGAATTGCTGTAATAGGAACTGTAGGAACACCTCTTGTGTTCTTTAAGTTACCCGCATGCTGAACCTTGTATACCGGAAAAAATTCAACGATATCATCTGCACTAAGTGTTTCACCTGCGATTACTCTTTGATAAGCATTCTCTTGTGCAGGACTCCACTTACTCTCTATCTTCTTTAAGATCCTATAAGCATCAAATGAAACCCAACCTTGACCATCACCTTCAGTCATCTTGTTGTAGTTTGCCATCTTACCGCCGGTTGGTTTTGCAGAAGTACCATCCTTACCATATAATTCTTCATTGATCTCCTTATTAGAAATCTTAGGATTGTCAGCCTTCATATTGGCTATAAACAACTTCCCCAAAGTTTCATAATAAGCAGTTCGTACATTATTATCTTTTAAAATAGCAGTATTAAAGGTACCATCAAACTCACGTACTGGCGACTTCTCAAGAGTAGCCGCATAAGATCGCATGTAATCAAGCTGACCTTTAATATTCTTAGAACTATTTACATAAGCAAGTGCTATTCTATCTGTAGCGAAGATATCACCACTTGATGCAAACGTTGAGTTCCTTTTATTGAATTCTTCCTTAGTATGATTGTATTGAAAGGCATCTCCATAAAACAGTGTCATCATCTCAACCTTATGTATCCAAGAATTTACAGCAAAAGATCTCATAGCTGCTGTTTTAAGATTAGCTATAAGTGCAGGATTCTTGTACTTGTATTCATATACCTTTGGTTTTTTATTAAAAGATTCTTCCTCTTCTTCAAAACGAGCTGCTGGTGCAGGTTTATTAACCTTTTCAACAGCAGTCATCTCTGCTATTTGAGCATCAGTATAATTACCACTAGCTTTAAGAATGTCTTGGTAAATCTTTGGTTGGATAGCATCATGTAAAAATTCATCCTTATAATATACATTAGTCTGAGCTAGTATGTTATTACTATAATCAGCTTCTAACTTCTTAAAATATGTAGTGAACCCGTCTTTAATATTGGTATTTAACTCTGCATACTCAGGTGATTCTAATACACCTGTGATCCCATTAGGACTAGCCTTTACTGCAGCAATGAAGTCATCTTTTAATAATGCAGCCTTAACCCTTTTACTCAACATGTTATTGTCGAATAAGGTAAACTTAGCAGCATTATCAAACCCAACTACTGTGTTGTAGAAAGGATCGTTTTTTACCATATCAATTCTTAAGACCTCAGCTTGGATATATCTCTTTACAATCTTCAAAGCCTCAGCAGATCCTTTTACATATGTGCTTCCTTTAACTGGTAAAAAATCCGAAGAGCTAACATATAAATGATTCTGTGTCTTATCTGCGTATGTATATGCAGTAGATAGCTTAGTAGAAAAGTATGATTGTTTAGACCCGTGTTGAGGTTGTCCAAAGAAACCACCATCTAATACTGAGTGAAGGTCTGTAATAAATTTATCAGTTAAGTTCATCCCTGATTGAGCTACTCCACGATCGGAATAATCATAATCTATAATCATGGCTCCACTAAGGTTATTCATGTTTATGGTATTAGGATTACCCTTAGAGTCTTTTCGTCTTTCACCCCATCCTGGTTTAGTAGGATTGATATCTAATACAAATAGAGAATTCAAAATTACAGAGACCTGTGAGTTAGTATTGTTTAAAGGATCTAGATATTCCATGTGTTGCCACATAGGATCAGTATACAAGTCTTGGAACTTCTCGACCTTATTAAGAGCATCTGTAATTCCAGTCATTGTACTATTTAGTGATTGTTCAAACTGACGATCACCGGATGCAGTAACTCTACTTAAACTTGAGTACTCATCAGATAATTCAGCCTCAAGCTCAGCTAATTCATTCACCCTTGATGCTACATTAGGAACATTAACTAATACCCCTTCTTTCGCATTAGGCTGCAATCTGAGACCTTTAAATGAATCTTTTAATATAGCAATAGGATTTGTAATCGGAGCTAATGTAGAGTTGTTATTGTATAACGCAAGAGTATCTGCTATGTGATTCACAATAGAAGTAGTTTCCACCTCTTTTCTAATAGCTTCATTATCGGTTAACTTTATACCAATTGCTTTTAAGAAGTCAAAATGTCTACCAGCTTTAACTTTATAACGGATCTCATTCTTAGCTTTAATTGGTACACTCTCAACAAACTCTTCTATTACAGCATCTAGTTTAAGAGTATTAATGTTATTAGCACTCTTATCTATATAATCACTTTCTTCATTTGAAGACAAGAAATTACTGGCCCATTTACTAACTATCTTTTGATACTCAGCAGAAGCTCTACCTACTTTATAAGTAAGCATACCATTAGCATCTTTATTAACTATAAACGAGTTAATAGGAATACGTGGTTTATTGAACGCTTGCCAGAACTTAAGCCATAGATCTTTCTCAGATTCAGTTTTAACAGATTCTATATTACCATTCTTACTGATCAATTGTAACTCGGGACTTCCTAGCTTCTCTAATAATTGAGAAAATATAGGATGACCAGTTTGAGAAAGGTCTACTAACTTGTTATTTAACTCTTCTATAGAAGAAGAACCACTAACAGTTCTTACTAGACTATTCCATGTAATAGAAAATGAAGCAAGCTTAGGAAACCCGAGACTGTTCATTACGAAATCTCCACCTGGATTAACATCGATCAAACTTCTTACCACGTATAAAACTAACTTGTCAGCAAGTTCTTTTGAGGATACATCATTACCTGCTCTGTTATCTCTTCTTGAGCTATTGTTCAAATCTTTTTCATCAGAATCTACACCAACAGAATCGTCATCTTTTAAGATAGGCGCCTTCATTAGTTCACTGAAACTACTATGTTCTTTATAGAAACCCATTACACCAGTTTCATCCTTCTGGTTATTATGATCTCCCCAATTATTAAGGCCGTAATTTATAATATCAATATCACGTTCCTTAAGTTGTTTTAATTGCTCAGTCCATTTATTAGGATCCTCTGCAGTTAGTTTTTCATTGGCTTCTAATTCAGCAGTTAATACCCCTAATCGAGTATGCATCTTAATTTTAACAGAATCAAATACCTTATCTCTATTTCTAACAGTTAAGAAGATCCTTGGTGTAGAATAAGCTTTGCCAGTTTTAGTAATATATTCAGATACTAAACCATCTATACTATCCACAAGTAACTTAGATTCTGCATAGTTTAGTTGCCCTTCTCCAACAATAACCTCTTCTACCTTAACTATCCCTGAGTTAGCAGAATGGAATATAGCATTATCTGCACTAGGGCTGTAATCATTAACATCTCCTTTGTATAACTTATTGAATATTTCAGTCATTACATTAATAGAATCCGGTTGAGTAACAACATCCGTAGTTCTTACACCAGAGAAAAATGCTTTTATAGCATCCCATATTCTTTGGAAGATGTTTCTCTTTACAGATCCTCTTACAGATGCAGTACCAGCGCTCTTTGCAAATGCACGGAACTCTTCTGCAATGTATTCTTCCAATTGTCTAGGGGTTGCTTTATTAAAGTCAACTGATTGTAAAACCTCAGTCTTAACACCATCGGCATTAAACTTTTTAACTACCACCTTAAATGAACCGGTCTGCTTAGCTACCTCAGCATATAATGATTTCTTCTGAGCAACCGTCAAGTACAATTGACTAAAAGCATGCCATGCCTCGTGATAGATATGAGTATTATCTGAGCCATTGTATAATGTAATTCCAGCTAAATTCCAGCTAGCCCAAGCATTCGAGTTAGCTATGTTTCTTAAAACATGAAGAGGGATTACTTTAGCTAATGGACTACTCTTCCACCACAGATCAGCGGCAGCATTCTCTGCAGCAGTCCCCATACCTAAGATAAGTCTATTAGTATCCAAATCGTCCGGATTTGATTCAATAACCTTACTAGTCACTTCAGCAGCCTTTCTGTTCTCTGGTAATTCTTCTTTAGCTACAACACCTTCTTCAGATAATTCCCACTTAAGATATCCATTAAGTGCGTGAATTTCACCTTCAGCATTAGGTTGAGCTTTGATTTGAAGATAAGATAGTAATAGATCCTCAACATAATCCTTAGTCTCAACTGTAACAACACCCGCATTTACATTAAAGAAATCATAAGTCTTAGACTTAATCAATCTATTATTGATATTAACATACAATTGTTTCTTCTCATCCTTGAACATCAGTTTAGGATTAGTGAACATGTCTTTTAATATTTTACCTGCATTTTTATCGTTAACGTTAACAGTAGTACCATAAATCATTAGTATAACTTCACCAGTAATAGGATTAACTCCTATGTTAAACTTACCTTTTGCATTATTAATAAATTGTTTTACATATGCTTTTTTATCATAACCGTTCAATAAGACCCCGCCTTTCTTAACAGGTTGTGTAAGTACATTGATAATACTTTCCATTAACTCTGTATTAAAAGGAATTGGAGTAGCTTGTAATTGAACAGGCCCTTGCACATTGTTTAATGTAATATAAGTAAACCCAGTAGTGGTATCATCTACTTGAATTGAATCCTTTTCTTCCTTTGATAACTTATCCCATACTTTTGATAATGGATTAAGTGACTCGTTAATGTATCCTTTACTACCACCGGTTATATTCAACATCACTACTTTACCAGGACTATTCTTAATGGTATTAATAATACCTTCCGTAGTATCAAATTGCTCTTTTCTAAGTGCTGTAAATTCTTCTTTGAACTTAGCGATTGCAGTCTTAGCTTCTTTAGCTGTGATTTTACCTGCAGATAACTCTCTGTTTATTTTATTAGTATATGTATCTACATACGAGTGAATGATCTGTGAATTTACTTTCTCGTTATTTGGTCTTAGAGAATAATACATTTGACGACCATTAACTGCATCGATCTTACCATTCTCATCAAATAGAAGAGGTGCTCCGTTGTTATCAGTGATCGTAAGTACATAGTCAGACTGCATTAATGATTTATCATTAGTAGCAACACTAGCTGCTAACTTAAATCCTGTATGTCCGCTGTATTTTAAAGTAGAACCATCACTTACTTGTGCCCCTTGGAACGCTGTAAGTAATGCTTTTAATGTATTATACATCGGCTTCTTAGCCGGATCTTTAACGTTATCATATTCTTTTTTACCAGTACTTGGATTAATAACAGCTTCGAATGCCTCTTGCCCCGTAGTTAGTAAATGACTCCATGGGGCAGCAACAAATCCTTGCGCATCTTCTAAGATGCTCCATAAAGTTCTGTTTAATATTGCATTCTTGCTAGGGCGTCCTTGCTTTGGTGCAGGATGTGTATTAGCATTAGCAATAGCTGCAGCTTGTATTGCAGGATCAACTCCTACAACGTAATTTCCAACAGCATTTATATCTTCAAATTCTGTAATTAAAGTATTAACAGCAGCTCTGTCAACTCCTTTAGATTCTAATCTATCAACAAGCTTATTGTTCTTTTCAATAGTCAAATAAGTTAGTGCAGACTTTATAGCCTTTGGTACCATCTGAGTTGCAGATGTGGCCATTCCAATATTATTGGTACCCTTTAATCTCTCAGCATAAAACTTAGTTACAAAATCTTGTAAATCAAAAGGTGCAGGATTTCCCTGCGCGTCTTTAAGATTGGCTTTGTCAAAAGCTTTTAATTCGTTAATAACAATCCCTATTACTAAAACAGGATCTACGCTACATGGTTTACTTGCCATTGAAATATTTATTAATTAGTTTCTAATCACATGCCTTATCAGCATCTTTTTTTAAATCATCAGGATCTCTTTTCAACATAGCAGTAATTTCATCTGTATTATCTTCAATGTTATCAGTAACATCTTTGATAGCATTCTTATTACTTTCAATCACTTCCTTATCTTCTGGCGCAGCTGTATATACATTGGAGATTAAATCACCAGGTCTATTTATACGTGTTACACTAGTATTAGCAATGTTGAATCTTTCATCTCCTAATTCAACCTCTAAGATACCAGATTTTTTGTTAACTCTTACTACAGAATAACTATTACCAGTAGCCCCCTCTTCAGTAACAAAGTTGACAGTCCAACCTTCCTTTTGCTGAGCAGGCTTACTAACAAAAACCAGATTCCCTATATTAGTGCTATCTATTAATAACTCATCTTGTTTTGCAACATAAGAAGCTTCAATAACCTCTATAATAGTAAATGCATTATCAGAATCTGCTTCATCTAGTTCTTCAGCTTCTTGTAAAGCAAGATCTCTTACTTCAGCACCTTTCTTTTCATAGATGGTTTCTAATGACATCAAATCAACAGCATCATTCAGATCGTTCTTAAAGGTCTGTAACTTTGTCAAGTTCTTTTCTGGAGCACCCTTTACGTTAACAACAAATGTTTTCTTAGGTACAAATTTCTCTACCTCAGGTATATACTCATGAACTAGTTCTTTTGGATCTACTTGAATCAAAGCATCTCTAACATTTTCTATGTATCCATCATCATCAGTAGTAGTTAATACAGGAACTATTTCTAGACCTACAACCTCTAATCCCGTACGATGTTCTAATAAATTCTTGTATAAAGATAACTGTGCACCATAAGCTTTACGCTTTTTAGATGACGAGTTATAGTCTGTCCACTTATCAGCGGTCTTGATATCATAGATCTTGAACTTACCTTCTGGGGTAATAACAAGTAAGTCCATTGTACCGGCAATGTTACGCTCTTCTTCACCAAAGGTTCCATACAACGTCAATCCATTACTTACAATCACCTCTCCTCTAGAATCTAAAAGAGCTTTGAACTCTTTCATTTGAATCATCAACTGATCAAAGGCCTGCTCAGAAATCTTAGGTTTAAGTGCTTCTGTATAATTATCAGCACCAGTTTCAAAGAAATCTCTAACAATAAGATCTATCGAGTTACCTCTATCTGTAGACTCGTTATATGCAAGCTTGTTTATTAACTTAACAAATTCATCTTCTGTCTTAACTTCTTTAAGACCTTCAATCAATAACTCGATTTTAGCGGGAGTGAATCTTGTTTTATAAGTCCCGTCTGATTGTTTACTCTTCTCAAAAAACTCACGTACTTTAGGATCCGCTTTAAACTTTTCAACCAAGGCCTCAGGAGAATATCCTGCCTCACCCTTAAATCGGTTGTAAATAGCAACCATTGGTTTCTTACCATGAAACTCAAAGTTGTTCTTTGCTATCTCTGCAGCAATTGAAGATACACGTTCGTCATATAATTCACCGGCTATTGTATACCCATCATCGTTAACTATAGCATCTTTAGTTTCTTCTTTGATATCCTTAACTATGGCCAATGCTTTTTTCTGAGCTTCAGATTGTGAAACTTCAGTAGTTTCAGTAGATGCTTTTAAAGCAGCTAGTTCTGCTTTATGTAAAGAATCAATAGGAAATAATTCTTCTTTTGCTCTTTTTTCTATATCGGTAGTAGTTGTAGTACCGTCTTTAGAATCTTCAACTTTAATGTTATGCTTAGCGATAAGCTTGCGTAACTCTAATTCATTATCTATGAAGTATTGATCTACTTGTTGATCAGTTAAATCAGAGCCTGCTTCTACCGCCATCAACATAAAATCACTACCTATTCTTGAGGCAACTGACTCAGGAAGTTTATCATTATTATAAAGATCTTGAATAGATTCAACAGCAGTATTAACAGGCTTAGTTTCTACTTTAGCTTTCTTCTCTTCAGGTTTTACTTCAACAACCGGTTTAATCCCTTCAGGCTCTTCTGCTTTGATCTTATCTACTTCACTAGACTTAACCATCTCAATCACCCCTTTCCAAACTTCTATCGCTTTATCAAAACGCTCACCACTGGTTATTTCGTCATGATTTTTAACATCGATAAATAATACAGGGATTAAAGGTTCTTCACCTTTCTTTAAAGCAGTTACAAATAAATCCCAATCTGTCGGTGAAGGTGCAAGACCTGTTGCCTTCATTAATTGATTAACTCCTTTATTAGCTTGTACACGAGTAAGATATTCATTTAATCTTTGCTTAGTATTTTCTTTAGCCTCTTTAAATAAGTCTTCATAATGCTTACCAATACTCTGTTGAATCTTTAAGAAACCTGCAGGATCTGCTAATATATTAATACTATCAACCAGGTATCCCATTTCTTCTTTAACCAACATATGATCCTTAATTAGGTCATATGCTTTATTAACCTTCTCATCGAAGTAGAAATCTCCGTTTGCTTCAGCTAGAAATCTTAGGTATTTAGCAAATGCAGTTCTTGAGTATGTATCCGCAGTATCTTGATGTAATGCTCTTGCCTTTTTAGGATTTGCATATTTTGCATCCTTAACAGGAATTATAACTTCTTCGGAACCATTTATACCAGGAACCGATACATTATAACTAATAGTTCTTCCCTTTGCGTTTTTGTTAGTAGACATTACTTTAAAAGGTATTTTACCACCTTTAATAGTAAGATAACTACCTGTTGGTATCTTATCCTTCTCTACCTTAGTAAGACCCTTCTTAGGACCCTTTGTATAATGATCCTTTATATTTTGTTCATGGTGAACATTGTTATGAAACTCGCGTAATAATTCAATCTGCTTATTCTTCTGTTTGATCTTTACAGCATCGTCTTTATTAGTAGGATCTAAATTCTTAACCTCTGCTTCTAATGAAGCTGCGTAGTTTCTCACACTTGTCGGGTTTAACAAGACCATTAAATCTTGTAGACTAGCATTCTCTAATGGTCTTGATTTACCAGTAAAGGCTTCAGCCATTTCTCTAAGACGGTTACCATGATCAATAAAATTCTCTTTGGCATATATCAAATGTTCTTGAGCTTTATCCCAAGCAATAGATGATAATTGCTGTGACATATAATCAGCAGTTCCTTGTTTAAAGTTATTAGCCTTATAAGGATTTGGGTAATTAGCATTAACTTCATCAAAGCTTTGCTTAATAGTCTCAGCTCTTTCGATCAATTGATCTACTTTACCAACAGCTTTAGCACCAACTTTCGCATCTACTGGACTATCAAACCATCCTATTGCTTCTTCTGGAGTAGCTTTCTTAAGTTCTTTAAGCTGGTCCATGAATATGTCATAGTGTCCCGTAACTAATGCTGTATGAATATGACTAAATGACGCCGCTCTATCAACATCCTTTACTCCGTTTTTATTACCTGATTGAATTGCATCATACATGTTTATGGCCAACTCATCTTGTTTGATTAGATTAGCCATATCCGGAGCAAAGTATTTAGCCGGATTTTCGTAAAGCTCGTTTAATGTCTTAACTGTATTAGCAACCTGTTCGTCACGTTCTGCTCTATACTCTTTGTATTTCTTAGCACCAAAGGTTTTATCCCATACTTTTGTAAGAACTTTCATTGGTGCAGACATTGCAGGTTGAGCCATAGCTCCCATTAAAAAACCACCTGCAAATGTTTCAAGGCCTTGCATAGAGGCTTGATGTTTCATACCGGTCAGAAAATGACCCATATAACCTTCGTACACTCCTCTATTAGGATTTGTATATATTTCATTAGCATTTAGCTTAGATCCTTCTGAGATGGCTTCCTGAAGGTTTTCCTGCACACCTTCTGCAAGGTTAGCTTTCATATAACCCATTCCAAACTTACCATACTCTTTAGGTGTAAGTAATTTCTTACCGAAGTGAGAAAGGTTTTCCATGATCCCATCACCTAATGCTTTGAATCCTTTTTTACCTTCTTTACCGAGCGCTCCAAATACAACATCCTTTGCTGTATTCTGGATACCTCTTTCGAATGGAGCAAATAGAGTTTGGTACATTAATTTGTTACTGAACATGATCGCCGGCATATTCCAAAGAGCAGTTCTTCTTGCTTCTTCTTTAGCTATGTTCTCGATCTTAACCATTTCCTGACCTTCAGGTTCGGCACCATTATTAGCTTCTCTATATTTCTCTACTAGTTCTTTGGTAACATCCATTTGGACCATACCTCCTTCAAGCTTTGACTCACCTACTGCAGACTTTATAAGTAACATGTCTTTAGCAAATCTTCCAAAGTTATCCGAGACTCTAGCGAATTCGTTTATCTTTCCAGAAGCTTTGGTATACTTAAGAGCATTAGTACCACGAGCAATGTCTTTTCCTAACTCCCATGTGTTCTCAAGGGGATTAATAGCTGCACCAATTTTACCTAATCCTTTACCACTCGTTTGCCAGAAGGTTCTTAAGTCACTCATATTACTAAGACCTTTACCAAGATCTTTAGCACCATCTAATATCTTAGCTCCTTTACTCATGAGGCTAGTAGCTTTCGCAAATCTAGCTCCCATAGCAGGAAGTGTAAGCCCAGCATCAAGACCTCCTGTAATAGCAGTAGCTCCTGCTAATGCGAGTTCTTCCAGTACAAGTTCGGCACCTATACCGACAGTATACGCTGAGTTAAGGAATGTATTATTAAAGAATGCACCGGCGCCCTTCTTTGTAGAAGAACCGATCGCCATTGCTTTTTGCATTTCACGAGCAGTCTTTAAATCTGGAGCCAAAGGATCTGTAAACATATCACCCCAAGATCTTATTCCTGACATGAATCCTGACTTAACTAATGTAGGCCATTGAGACGCTGCTCTTGTAAACTCATCACCAAATGTTGATTTATCATTATATAAAGCTTCGTTATTCCTATTCGGGTTAAAACCTAACTCATTGAAATGACGACTGCTAAAATACTTTTCAAAGTTAGCACCATCATAATCTCCGTTATAAGTATACGGCTTCATGTAATCATTTGGTGTCTTTGCTGTATTAGCAACTTGATCCAAGTAATTACCTATAGAGTTCATATACTCTTTAGTACCGCCTGATTTTAATCCAGGATTTATACCAGTCATAGGATTACCTTTAATCGTAAGTGCTGTATCAACACTCTTCAGATTAGGAGTTCCTTGTTCAGGTGCGGATGCGGGGGGAGTAAATCCAATAGCTTTGTTGAAATTGTTGAAGATTTCAACATCAGGATCAATTCCTTGAGGTGGTTTAGAATCGGCCATAACTATTATTTTTTATTAGCTGCTATATATTGTGCTTCTGCTGCGATGTTTACTTTTTGCATTTGATCAAATGATGCCATTGCTGCTTTATCTAAATCAACTACTTGTTGATGGGTCTCAACAGTCTTCGATGTAAAATCTCCAACTTCCCATTTACCAGTTTCGCCATTAAAGAATTTTGGTTTATAACTAAGAGAATAGCCGTTCTTATCTTTTATAAACTCGGCGGTTCCTACTATAGCTTTAGGAAACTCATATTGCTTACCACTATAATCAATGATGTTTATTAAATCCGGTTTAGCTTGACCTGCATTAGTAGGGGTCTTAACATTCTTATTGTTGTAGATAATGGAAACCTGTGAAAGATCTACTCCATATAAAGGACCAGGTGTGGTTGAAGTTCCTATGTATTCTTTAAAATCTTTAGGATCTAACTTCATAGTCAGTGCAGAAAGATTTTCATTGTTACCCGCTATAGGACTTTCAGTGAAACTTAACCGCATATTTTTATTATCCTTAGCCGTTGATAATATCTTATTGAATAATACATTAGACATTCCTTTAAGAGGCTCGCTATTACCACCTACATTATCTGCTGTTGGTGGCCCACTGATTATATTAAACGATTGTCTCGGGTCTGATTGTATAGCAGAAATAACAGATTTCAATCTTGCTGTTCCAGAATCAGATCCCATTTTAGTATTAACATTATTGTATGTAATGGCATTTGCTGACTTAGTATTCCCTCCTTGAGTAGCATTATATGTAGCACGGAACTTATCTTGTAATAAAGTATATGTTTCTTCAGCTATATCAAAAGCATCATCATAACTAGTAATATTATTCTTAACCATATACTTAAGTAAGAAGTCATCAGGCATATCTTCAGTCAGCATAGGGATGCCTGACTCTTGAATTAAAAGATCTGCATCTTTATAAATCTCTTGACCTGGACCTGCTTGAGCTTGGATATTCTTAACCACACTATTTGCAGCTTTAATATTACTATTAATTATAGCATACTTACTCTTGTTCTTTGTATTGATATTTGTAATCATATCCGCGTTTTTCCCCATGAAATCTGTAGCCCAAGCAACGTTAGAATTAGGATTCTTAGATTGATCAAGATAACCAACACTGTATTCATAGGCTTCTTGAATAGTTTTAAACCCACCTCTTTCTTTAGTAGCCTTTGCAATTTCTTCTGGGGTTTCTGCAGTAGATCCTGCACCAAGCATTTTATCAAGATATATCTGAGCTCCTTTATTACTAGGGTCTTTTGCAGCTCTACGCGCAATAGCAATTGTTTCTGATAAGAAAGAAGAGTTTAAGTTATCAGCATCCTGAGTAACTTTAGTCACTTCTTCGCTTCTACGATTAATAGCAACATCCGGATCATCAGATATCGCAGTTGCCCAAGGCGCCGTATCATCAACAGTCATTGTACTAGAACTAGCACCGGGAAGGAACCCGTTTTCTACAGCTTGCTTAAACTGGATTAATTCTTTCTCTCCATTGATATGCATTGCTTGTTTAAGAGCATCATGTTTAAATCCAAGATTAGCTAATGCAACTCTGTTTCTTTGGTGAACTTCTTCCATTGCATATGGATTAACTTCAATATTATGTTTCTCACCACGTTGGGACATAGTTACAGCCATGTTTTGTAATCCGCCAATCAATAACGTTTGAGCTCTTGCATGGTCTCCTTTTCTTCTTAAGGTAGCAAGATCTTTATTCTCAGTTGTATTGTTAATGGTATTTAATATCACACCATTTTCTGACTGTGTTTTAGATAGAGCCTCTCCTACACCACCTATATTAGCAAGAATTGCATGATCTTCATCTGATAATCCAATCTCAGCTTTATCCTTTTTTAACTGCGCTTCTCTTGCACTTACAGTCTTTACTGCATTGTCGGTCTCTTTGACAACTGGGGTAAACAGATCATTAAAGATCTTAATCTGATTATTAAGATATTCAGTCTCAACTGCATCTTCAGTACCTGGCGCAGCACCAGAAACAGCATTCTTTCTTTCTACATAGGATTGAGTATTGTAATTAGCAGTTACTCTTGGATCGTTACCGTACGTAGATTTAAAAAGGCTGTATAGGCCACCTTCTATTAATTTACCATTAGTGTCTTTAACAATCCATCCGCCGTGAAGTTTATCTTCACTTATACTTAAGTTGGCTTTAACTGCTAAATCAACTGCGTCTTTTTCCCAATTGTAGTAAGGAGTATACTTTGGTATCTGAAACTTTAAAGCATCAGCATCCGACATATTTTTAAACTCTTCAGCTTTATATTGCAACTCTTGTGCACCAGGTTCCCATGCGGATCCTCCACACTCTTTAGGATCTGTACAATCCTTTAGGTTCTCATGCTTCTGCATTCCTGAATGGAAACGCTTAGTTTGAGTTATATCCTGAAAGATGTTCTCATCATCAAAGAATGGTTTGAATACTGCAGAAGCTTGATTAAGATTTTGCTCCTGAGATAAATCTAATCCCGAAATTCTTTTTATGTCACCATCAACCGCATTAAAGAATGCGTCTCTCTTTTTAATATTACTATCTCTCATCATCGGTGAATTAAGAGCACTGGCATATATACCATTAATCTTACTATAAGCAGCATCGTACTTACCTTGTCGGGCTTGTAATACATTACCTAAGAAATTATAGTCCGGCTGAAAGGGCTGGATCTGTGGTATATAGTCGGTTACATTTGGGATATATGATGACATAATTTAAAGTGTAAATGTATTAAAATATTATAAGTTTGCAAATAAACTTTTAAAGTTTACGAGTAAGTATCATCAACATCAGCAGCCGTTCTCATAGGGTAGCCTCCTGCCATCGGATTATATGGCATAGAGGTTTCAGCATTTTTACCTGCCTTACCTGTTACTATTCTAATAGCTTCATCTCTTGTAAACTCACCATTCTCTGTAAGACGCTTAACTGCGGCTGCCATACTATCCCACTGATTGGTTTGAGCTTCTGGTTTAATAGGCTTACCATTAGTCCATCTGATTCTTCCACCACCTCTAGGATCGACCTTATATTGATCGGTAAGATCATTTAAGTTAGCTGTATTGTTCTTATTGGTAACAGCATTGTTATAATGATTAACCAACATATCTCTACGAATACCTTTAGCGTTATCGAAATTTTGATCTCCGGTTATCACATTATCATAATGTCTAGTGCTTGCTTCTGCATTATATCTAGAAGCATCATTCATAAGGTTTTTATTTCTTATCTCGAAATCATTAGCTACACCTACATTTAAAGTGGCCTCACGTCCTAAAACATCTGCTGCAGCCTTAGCACCTTGTCCCTGTATTTGAGAGAAGCCTGCATTGAATGCTTGAGGATTAGTAAAAGCGTTAAGACCTTGAGTTCCTATGTTAGCTAGTTCCATATTAGCACTTCGCTCACGACTTAGATCATAAAATACAGGACTGAATGGATCCACTTGAGGTTTCATTTGCCAAGGGTTACGCTTTTTAACTCTAAAAAAGTTAGCAGCGTCTGCACCTAATGTAACTTGATCTTGTAACCACCATGGAGCAACACCTTGTATATTCTTATTTACAATAGGAGCACCCGGTTTAACAGGAGCAAATTCATCTGCTTTCTTTAATGGTGTTTTTGCTACTGCAGGCGCATCTTCGAATTGAAGTTCTTTACGAGACCTGTGGTAATTACCCCACTTCTTATCAGCGTCACGAACATCACCTTTAGCATCAATAAAACTTAATTGTTCAGTTACCTTTTTAGCTAATGCTGCTGCTTTAGTAGAATCCATATTAGGATTCTTTTTCATGATCTGAGCATAGGTTTTATCATAAGTATCTTTCTTATGAAAAGCCTCATACTCTATTAGATCTGCTTCTTTAGTTGGGTCAAACCCTGCTTTGTTTTTTAAGAATCCAGGATTACCAGAAACCCATTCCTCATAAGAAACATCATCACCGTATCCAACGACTCCTTTAGATTGTTGACCAATACGCTTATCGTAAAGATCACCAGATCCTTTTATCTTATTGGCTTTAAAGAAATCAATCACCTCTTGATCGTCTCCATAAGGAGCAACGGTTACAGGTGCTTTAGA